TTACAGGCAGTAATAACCGACAGGCCTGAACAGGCGCGGGATATCGGCGGTTCCACCGCCTTTTCCCCGACTGACGTAGCACGAACCCAAGACACACTGGCGCGTTCCGGCTATGACGCTGATGCCCTTTTGGCGGCGACGGAACCAACGGTTAACCTGTCGTTAGACCAGATTCAGCGCGTGTCCGACGTGATGTCGAAAGGCTTTACCAGCTCAAACACCAACCTGTTAGAGCTGGGCGAGGCGATGAAAGGCGCGGTGAAACTGGTGGCCGCTGCTGGTAATGGCAAATTGGCAGAGAAACAAAGTAAGCTGAAAAATGCCGATGGCACCGCACAATCTATCGCCACGATCAGGATGGATAACCTTGACGGCGACCTGAAAAACCTGAGTTCGGCATGGGATGATTTGCGTATTGAGGTATTTGAGCAGCAAGACTCCGCGCTGCGTAAGCTGACTAAGACAGCTACCGACTGGCTAATGAATGTTGCTGTTTGGGCTAAGAAAAATCCAGAGCTGGTCGCCACGCTGACCAAGGTCACTGGCGCAGCGTTGGCGCTGGTCGCTGGGCTGGGTGCGCTGGGGCTGATTGCATGGCCGGTGGTGGCCGGGTTTAACCTGCTATTGGCTGGGGCGGGTCTGTTGAGTACCAGCTTTTCACTGATGGGCGGCACCATTGCCACCGCACTGACAGCATTGACATGGCCGATAGTGGCAGTAGTTGCAGCCATTGTGGCCGGTGGCCTGCTTATCCGTAAATATTGGGAGCCTATCAGCGCCTTTATTGCGGGCGTGGCCGAGGGCTTTACCGCTGCCATAGGGCCAATCAGTGCCGCCTTTGAGCCACTTAAACCGGTGTTTAACTGGTTTAGCGATAAGGTAAAACAACTTTCGAACGGGTTCGCTGACCTGATTAAACCGGTCAAAACCACACAGGAAACCTTAGACGTGGCGACCAATGCGGGCAAGTTATTTGGCGAGGGGCTGGCGGCAGCGCTCAGTCTGCCGATGAATGCACTGAATACTCTGCGCAGTGGCATTGACTGGGTACTTGAAAAGCTCGGTATCATCGACACCCAATCAGACGGGCTGGCCGATAAAGTCTCGAAAGATAACCCTTACGCGGGTGGATATTCACCCAGTGGTGGCGTGCTGACCGGCAGCTATCAGCCGGTCAGCACTAATAACCGAGTAGCAGTACAAGACAACAGCACACATGAAACACACCTTGTGTTCCCCATCCCTCCGGGAACCAGCCCGCAGGAAGTCCAGCGCCTCGTCACGACAGAGATGGCAAAACAAGCCCGGGAGCATCGCGCCCGCCAGCGCAGCCAGATGGAGAATTAAGCATGATGCTATCACTGGGTTTATTTGTGTTTATGCGCCAGACCATGCCTTACCAAAATATGAATCGCAACATAGATTACCGCTGGCCGACTAACAGCCGGATAGGCTTGCGCCCGGCCGCGCAATTTCTGGGCGTAGACAGTGAAAAAATCACCCTGTCCGGCGTGTTGCTACCGGAGCTGACCGGAGGAAAACTTTCGCTATTGGCGCTGGAGTTGATGGCCGCGCAAGGCAAAGCATGGTCACTGATTGAGGGCACGGGCACCATTTATGGCATGTTTGTCATTGAAAGCCTGAACCAGACCCGCACACTGTTTTTTGCCGATGGCAGTGCACGGCGCATTGAATTTACTCTCAATCTGTTGCGGGTGGATGAGTCGTTAACCGCCATGTTTGGTGACCTGCAACAACAAGCGGATCAGTTAGTTGGCAAAATGAAGAGGTGTTTATCATGATGACTGGCCTGCCGTTAACGGCTGGAACAGATCTGGCCCCGGACTTTATGCTGACCCTGAACCAGCAAGATATCACCCAGAATATCCGTGACCGGCTGCTGTCCCTGAGCCTCACCGATAACCGCGGCTTTGAGGCTGACCAGCTTGATATTGAACTGGATGACGCTGACGGCCAGCTTGCCATGCCGCAACGGGGAGCGGTGTTATCTGTATTTTTAGGCTGGAAAGGCTCGGCACTGATTGGCAAGGGTGACTTTACCCTGGATGAGGTCGAGCACCACGGCGCGCCGGATAGGCTAACCATTCGCGCGCGCAGTGCTGATTTTCGCGGTTCGCTCAATACCCGGCGGGAAGTCTCATATCATGACACGACATTGGGTAAAGTGGTGGCACAGGTGGCCGAGCGTAATAACTTGCAAGCCATGCTGGCCGAGGGGCTGGCAGATATCACCATTCCTCACATCGACCAAACTCAAGAAACTGACGCCAAGTTTATCACCCGTCTTGCCTCTCTCAATGGCGCGGTAACTGCCATAAAAGCGGGTCGACTGCTGTTTATCAAACCGGGTAGCGCTGTTACCGCCAGCGGTAAACCTATTCCGCAGATGACCATCACCCGGCAAGATGGCGATCAGCACAGCTTTAGTATTGCTGATAGAGGCGCATATACCGGCGTCAGCGCCAGTTGGCTGCACACCAAAAAACCGATGCCGAAAAAAGTTAAGTTACAGCGTAAGACCCAGTTTAAACACCTGCGCGCATTGCAACATCCCAAAATCAAAGCGCCCCAAAAAAGCCAATCAGTGGAAGAAAGACGTGGGGATTATCTAGCGGGGTCAGGGGATAACGTCTTTGCCATCACCACTGTTTATGCCACACAAAAAGCCGCCATGCGTGCCGCACAAGCTAAATGGGAAAAGCTGCAACGTGGTGTGGCGGAATTCTCAATCACCCTCGCTATGGGCCGGGCTGACTTATTCCCTGAAACCCCTATCATGGTCAGCGGTTTTAAATCAGTCATTGACCAACAAAAGTGGATTATCAGCAAGGTAGCGCACCACCTGAATAACAGCGGCTACACCACCCAGCTCGCGCTGGAAGTGCTGTTATCCGACGTAAACTATAGCGTGACAGTGTAACAAGAATTTGAATTTGCAGATCCAACATTTGAATTGTCGAATTTATTGGTAGAATGCAGCAAACTGAACATATCGGGATAAAGGAATTATCTATGATGCATTGTCCACTTTGCCGCAACGCCGCCCACACCCGATCCAGCCGCTACCTAAGTGAGAGAACCAAAGAGCGGTATCATCAGTGCCAGAATATCAACTGCGGCCATACATTCGTCACAATGGAAACAATTGAGCGTTCTATTATGACGCCAGGTAATATCATACCTGTCCCACCTCATCCTGATGAATATCAGCAAGCTTCATTATTTTCGAATTGAGAGTAATGAGACTCATTTTAAAGTAACTCACTAGTCTCAATGTGAGTTACTTATGTTCATGATGAATAGTGATTTCTAATGAAGTTACAGTGATTTATCTGTAGTATAATTTGATAACTCTAATATTTTAAGAAAGTCTATTCCGCGCGAAGTAATAAACACACTACCATCTTTAACCAATATCAATTCTTGGGTGATTAGATATTTAATGTATTGCGAGAAATCCCAATCCGCAAATAAATTATTGGATGATTTTTTATTTTCATCGAATACTTTCTTTATTTTTTCATATGATTCCCCGTCACTTTTTTCTTTGATCTCTAAAAGTAAAGATATCTGACTGCCAAATATAACTCTATAGACTTGTTCGAACCATATTAACACTCTAGCAACCGCAAGTTGTCTAATCAACACTGTTTCAGTTACTGAATCATAATTAAGAGTTCGTTTTTTCAAATCTACAATAATAGACTCTGTGGCACTTTCCACCGATGAACTGAATTGTTCGCCATAGGCAAGTAAGTCTCTTACATCTGCACTTTTATCATGAATTGAAGAAGTAAATTCTAATTTCGTTGCCTTTTGCTGAGCTTGGACTTGTATTTTAGCTCGTGAAGAAATCTCTAAAAATGCAGTATCATCACGATAGTCACTAGGGCCATATAACTTGTCATGATGCTTTGAAACAAGCCACCCAAAAAGCATCAACACAATCAAGGGAAAAAAGACAACGAATCCAACAAGAAGCCATTGTTGCTCCGTTGGTAACGTTTTTGTAGAAAAACCAAAAAGTAGGCAAGCGAAACCATAAACTAAAACAATGAAAAGAGCGATTATCCCCAATGGATTCTTAGATAAATCTCTTGCCGCACTACCAAATGCTCCCATATCACTACTCATTTATCTATTGCCTTAAGAATATAGTAGATTAATTAAACTTCAATACTTAGATAAAGCAAATAATTATACTTAAAAACTAAATATTGAAGAAAACCAGACCTCCACAACCGTTCACTTCGGCTAAGTAAATGAATTTAATTAATTGATAATTATAATGTTTATATCTTTATGACTCATACGTTGAAGACGATTTATATACCCCGTACAACAGCGCCATAATCTTATATGGATATCAGATTAATGAGCGTGCGCAAACTCCCGACAGGGAAATGGTTATGCGAGTGTTACCCACGAGGACGCGAGGGTAAACGGGTGAGAAAACAGTTCACTACCAAAGGTGAAGCACTATCGTATGAAAGCTACACCATGGAACAGGCCAGACATAAACCGTGGTTGGGTGAGAAAGATGATCGCCGCAAGCTACTGGAGTTGATTGATCTTTGGTACCAACTGCATGGCTGCTCTTTAAGTGATAAAAAGGGTCGGCTGGCTAAACTGGAAATTATCTGTAAGGGCTTGGGCAATCCCATTGCAGCTGATATCACACCGAAAGATTGGGCGCACTATCGTGACCAGCGGCTAAGAGGAGAAATAAATAACGGCTACAGCACCAGCCTGCGTACCCGCATGGTTACCACCGGTACGGTAAACAGTGAACAGGCTTATTTGCGCGCGGTGTTTAATGAGTTAACGCGGCTCGGAGAATGGAGCCTCCCTAACCCACTGATGAATATTCGCGAGTTCGACCAACCCGAGCGGGAAATGGCATGGTTGAATGACGATCAGATTGATAGTCTATTAGACGCCTGTAACCTGCACGGCAATCCTGAATTAACTCTCATCGTGCGTTTGTGTTTATCCACAGGTGCCCGCTGGAATGAAATTGCCAAAATAAAAGCCTCGCAGATTTCCCCCAATAAAATCACCTTTATTAATACTAAAGGTAAAAAGAATCGCACTGTTCCCCTATCAGAAGATATATATCAAGCGCTGGCAGCTCGCAAAGGCAAACCGTTCGAACCTTGTTATAAACAGTTCTATCGGGTTATTCGGTTAGCACAGATTGAGCTGCCAGTTGGACAAATGACCCACGTTCTCCGCCATACTTTTGCCAGCCATTTTATGATGGCCGGTGGCAATATCATCGTGCTGCAACGCATCCTCGGCCATTCAGATATTCGGGTCACCATGCGCTACTCTCACTTCGCGCCAGACCACCTGGAAGACGCCATTCACTTCAACCCATTAGCCCGATTTGAGAGTGGCTGCAAAGTGGCGATAGAGGATGAAATAGCGAGCAATGAAGAGTAACAGGATGGGAGGTAAGTGACTGATATTTATGTATATAGTTGATTTTAAAAGATGAATAAAAAAAGACCGAATACGATTCCTCTTTTAGATTTAAAAGAATTTTTCTTTTTAAAATAAAATAATTAAATCGATATCACCTCAAAAAACACCTTCCATTACCTTACTTCCCTAGCCTTTAAATTCATATAGTTAACTGCTAATTCGGAACCATTCGTAAAAATTTCGATACGTTTAATGCGTTCGTGTTGTGTTCTGTAGCAAGATACGATTAAGTCTGACTGCCAGCTATGAGCGAGAAGCGGATATAACCGCCTCAAGATAAAGGCTTTCGGTTTATATGCATGAGATTTTAATTAGGTATTTTTTACGGCGTCGGCTACTTTTTCAGCGATTTCTCTTACAGTAAACATTGCAGAATTTAGGGCTACTTTATCAACCAAAGACGGACTTAACTTCATAATTTCATCTTTAGTAATATTGTGCCATATAGGCAAGATAACTTTATCGCCTTCCATTTCTCTAACTACTAATCCGTTAAGCTCATATTGTGTCCAGTTTTTCTCAAAAAACGCCTTAGAAAGAATAATTAAACCATATTTTGATTCAGCTAAACCTTTATCGATTGAACGGCGCAAACTATCACCAATTCGCAATGTATATTCGTCATACCACACTGATAAACCAAGTTCGATCAATTCATCCGCGAGTGGTTTAACAAAATCAGCCTTATCTTCAGAGGCATGAGAAATGAAGAGATCTGTACCTGTTTGTTTCGATTTTTTTTCTGATGGGAACTTAATTTCTACATTTTTTAATTGGGACAAAATACTCTCCTGCTTATCCATTTCTTCATTAATAGCTCGATTTAAAGCTAATCGTGCTTTTTTCTTAGCTTGTCCACCGAATTTGATATGTTGACGTTGATTTATTTTACGAGTTTTCTGTTCTTTTTTAGCTTTTAGCTGTCTGCGAGCTTTTAAAACCTGCTTTTCTTTACTCCAGAGTTGTTGTCTCAGCTTGTGAATATCGTCAACAGATGGATTTAAGTTCTTTAATTTATGAACCATCAAATCAAAGTCTATTTCTTTATTTAACAACTCTCTCTGACATCTTTCGATTTCGGCATCTAAAGTACCAATCCCTTTATACTTTGGATGCTTCATGCAACTCTCCTTATATATGACAGTTATTATACAGATATGTATGTAGAACATGTCCGCACAGAATATTCTTTTCTATTTGATAAATACCTAATGCATCACCAACCAATTCCAGCACAACCTAGCCTAAATTTAGGCTTTAGGGATTGCTTTCAGTGGGCTTGAGGCCTTCTCAGATAGCACCTTGATAAAATTGATATCTATCCACTGTCACTTAACAGTTAGCCCCGCCTAATAAGATCATCAATATGGTTAATGAAATCAAGCATTATGTTCACGGTCCTTCAAAAACATTCGTCACACTGTGACCTGCTCCCCGTTGTTTAATACACTGCTATGCTCGCAATGCCCGCTCCAAGTACTAAGCCGACTGTCAGACCTAGCAAAGGTTTCTGATTAAGTATGAGTTGCTACAGATGATTGGTCTCAATCTTAAGTCACCGACCCAAAATGCAATGAATAGATGAATAGAGCGAGCGATTAAACTCAGAGCTTCTTGATAGCGCTTCGCTGCTGCAAGCTAGATGGCTAGCTTAACTCTTTTCTTCCTCCTCACCGAAAAATTACATAACCATGACAGTCTATTGATCAATCGACACAACTGTTAGAATAGCGTCATTCAAACATGGATGCTTTTTGAAAAATTTAACAGCAGGCAGTCATCTTAATGTTAGCAACAACTCCAACACAAAAAACAGCATCTAATAAATTTCGTAATGATATCAATGGTCTTAGAGCATGGGCGGTTATTGCCGTTGTTCTGTACCATTTTGGTGTACCAGGGTTCTCGGGTGGGTTTGTCGGTGTGGATGTTTTCTTTGTCATCTCCGGCTTTTTAATGACCCGGATCATCGTTTCTGGCATGGAGTCTGGCAATTTTTCATTCTTACAGTTTTATCTGGCCAGAGCGCGAAGAATTATTCCCATGCTTTTGGTGCTATGTTTTGCGCTATTAATTTTTGGTTGGTTCTGGCTGCCTGAACAGAATTATAAATTGCTAGCAACCCATGTGGTAAATACACTCTTTTTTATATCGAATATTAAATTTTGGCGTGAATCGGGTTATTTCGATGCGTCCTCACATGAAAAGTGGTTGTTACATACCTGGTCACTTTCTGTGGAGTGGCAGTTTTATATTATTCTGCCTATTATCATTTTTGTGCTGTGGAAGTTCATCAATTACAAGGCCGTTAAATTTGCCTTATTCGCACTAGGATTCCTATCACTGTGCCTTTCTATCTATGCTTCACAACGCTGGCCGTCAGCGGCGTTTTACCTTCTGCCAACCAGAATGTGGGAAATGCTGGCTGGGGGGATGGCTTGGTGGGTAACGCGTAGAAAGGCCATGCCGGAGACTCTGGCGAGATGTACAGAAGTTATCGGCATAGTATTTATCTCTGCGTCAATTGTGCTATTTAACTCATCAATTGTTTGGCCCGGCTCAAATGCGCTATTACCGGTAGCCGGCGCGGTGCTGGTACTGATTTCTGCGCGGCAAAAATCAATTTTCAACGCTAACATTATCGCTCAAAAGTTGGGGGCCAGTTCCTATTCTATCTATTTATGGCATTGGCCTATTGCCGTCGCATTAACTTATTTAAGTTTACTCAGTAACTATAAATGGGTGCTGCTGGCTTTAGTTGCTACCGTGATATTAGGTGAATTATCTCTTAAGTTGGTGGAAAATCCATCACGGAAAGTTTTCGCCAAATTATCCACTACCTCTAACCTGGTCTATATATCACTGTGTACACTGGTCGTTGGTGTGCTGGCACTGACAGTTAGGCACAGTACGCTCGATCGCGGCATTATGGCAGATAAAGAAACCGTTGAACTTTATGCAAAAATACAATCATTTCATGTAATGCCAAACCGAGATAATGGTTATTGTTTTTATAATGTTGACGGTGAGTCCGACCCCATCATCTCAATGGAAAAATCAGTGTGCAAACTGGGGATTAAGTCATTGAAGCCAAAAGGTCTGCTTTTTGGTGACTCTTTTGCCGGGCATTATGAACCCTTCGTCGATGAAGTCGCGAAGAAACTCGGTATATCAGTAGATTCCGTCACCACTAACTGGTGTTTCCCGAGTTTAACGGATTCAACCAATGGCACTAAAACACGAGTGGCCTATAAACAGTGCCTGTTAAATAGAGAATATCTAAAAGATAATATTTCAAAATATGATTTCGTTATATTTTCTGGCATCTGGTTTGATTTATATCGCAAAGGTTATCAAAATGAAATTGTTGATGTAATTAAATATGCCAAATCTAAAGGGGTGAAAGTGTATGTAATGGCATCCCCAACACAATACGACATCAATGTTTTTGCTAATTTTATCGCTGCGGGAGTCAATGATTTACCGTTTAGATTAAAAGGTAATTCCAATAAAAAAGATGATGATACCCAAAAGATGGATATTATCTTCTCGCAATTAGAAAAAGATGGGTATATAAAATTCATCAAAAAAGATGACATATTTGATGAAAGTGACTCATACCATTACAATGGAATAGAGATCCCCTACTCTCTTGACGGTGCTCATATCTCAATTGACAGTTCATTGATGGCTGCCAAACGATTTATTGAAACTGGTGTCTATAAAAAATACTTTTCAGATGTAAAGTAAATATACAATTAGCCGGGCGATAGCGCCCGGCATTGGTTACTCTGGTACCACCGGCCAGATAATATCAGGCGATTGCGCTATATCAATTCTCATTAAGAGAACCCGATATTTCTTCCATGCGGTAATCAATTCTTTTTCGCGCTCCGTTGCCATTGCCAGATCAACTGCGTCCTGAAGCGGTGCAATAGCCTCTGCGGCTAACGTTAATAAATTGGCTTTCTTGTATTCATCTGCCTTTTGCTCCAGTTCTGCATGGGTTCTTGCCAGCACCCAGCCGGAGCCATCCCATTCATAATAATTGCCATCATCGGGACAGACTGATACAACACCATAATCCCCGGCTAAAGCTCGCTGGTAGATCTCAACACAATACGTCATAGAATCTACTGGCGCGGCGCTGAAATTAAAGGTTCCACCGGCGATATTGTCAGTGATCGTAACATCAATATAGCGCTCGATATTCCGTGAGCGGGGCGCGGTGGCAGTAATTTTATCTATATCATTAATCATGAGATACGCATCCATAATGTGTTTCGGGTAAGGCCATCATTAACCGCCGCAAAACCTTGGCAACGCCATGTCCCGGTTAATAGTGTTTGTCCGTTATTGTAGTTTGCAACGTTATTCCACTTTAATTCACTGCCCGCTTTCACATCCCCCGGATTAACGGCATTTCCGACATTGGTAGAATTGATGGCGAAAGCATAAGAGCCAATACCGTAAGTATCCGGCACTCTGGCTTGCGCTATTACATTGGCAATATAAGTGCTTAAATAGCCGCCCCATACCGCGCCATACACATTGCCGTCACCTGGCAACCATACGGCACCGTTTCCTGCGGTCACATTGCCCACCGCGTTAACTGCTGACCCCTTTAGCGCGCCCGCTGTAGTCAGGCTGCCGAGTAAATTGATTGCTGTATTGGATGACTGAAGCGCATTAACAATACGTGAGTCATTGCCCGCCGCCACGGTGTTAGCGATTGACCCCACATCCAGCACTGCCGCCCCTTTAAGCCCTAAATTGGTTCGTGCGGCGGTTTTATCTGCTACATCGTTGAGGTTTTGGCTTTTCTGTAATGCATTGGTGGCAATGGCTGCGGTATCCGTTAAGCCAAGGTTAGCAATGGCGGTAGCTATTGCCTCCGGCCCTGCCGCCGCGATTTCAGCGAGGTTATTAGCAGTCTGCAAATAGGTACTGGCCCCCTCTTTACGCCACACACCAATGTCTAATGCGCCAGTGGGTTCTACGCCGGTGTTTTCTGACAATGCAATATAGCTATTGCCGCCGTGACTCACTCTCGCCCCAGCCTGATAGGGGGCATCGGTAAACCAAATTAGCTGCCCAAGGTTTTGCAATTCCTGTAAGGCTAAATCGACCCGGTTATGCCACCAGTTTTCCCACTTGGCCTCGGGTGGATCTTCTGATGCCCCCCCTGCCCAACCACGCGCAATCAGGCCGTCGCCGGGGCGTTCAAATTGTGCAGGCACACTGGCCCACGGCTGATTAAAGCTGTCATTTCTTGCCATATAGTGGCTCCAATTAGATATAAGCGCCCATGCCGTAAGGCTGAGCGTCGAATGTGCCTTTATAGGCAAAGGGATGATGGTTAACGCGGATCAGGCTGGCTTTGACGCCTTGCGGTCGGAGGATTAAATCAAATAGCTGAATGAGCACTAAGACATTAGCGGGGATCGGTTTATCGACCCAGATAGTTTTCATGGTCATATCCTGCCCATCGATGATGGCGGAATTAACATCCAGAATGTAATCAACGGCAGTTTTGATTTCATCCAACGTGGCGTTGGTGTTGTTTTTCTGGATCTTGGCTTTGATTAATATGCGATAGAGATAATCCGACACCGGAACTTTGCCGATTTGTTCATGCGGGGCTTTATACGGCGCGACATTATAGGGCTGTGCGCCGCCGGTACCGTTATAAGCAAATATCGATAAGTAATCGCTGCGGATGAGTGGCCGCTCAGTAAATCCGGCAATGCGACCACAGATATCCAGTTGATCGCCCTCGGCATTATCAATATCCAACAGGTTATTGATTTTAGTGATCTGCTCTTCCAGTGAAGATTGGCTGATGTCCGGTAAAATACTGATCCATTCAAGCAGTTTCGGCGCATTTTTATATTGCAGGTAAATCCGTGACAGCGCTTTTTTGCGGTGGTTATACATAAACCACCTCGATATTCTCAGTACTGAACACACCGAGGTGATTAAAGGCTATTCTCACTGCACTCTCATTGGCCTGTTCGACAGCAGTACCAACGGTAATCGCATTCACAAAGCCATTACCGGCCACCAAATAATTGACTGGGGTAAATAAACGGCCCGCACCAATACTTTCACCAATTTTAAAACCCAACTTAGAAAAGCCATTGGTCTGATCAAAACCGGTAATGCTGTAATCGACAATCGCCTGTTTTATCTCTTCGTCAATAAATTCGCTATTACTGGCGATCTCTACCCGTACATAAACCGGTATTAGTTGGGGGCGAAAAAAGGTTACGGTGATCGGGTTACCTTTTGGGGTAACAGTATCCAACGAGATTTTATTAGGGAAAGTGTTATAACGGTTTAACCCACAGCCGGGGCTTTTATTGATGGCAATACTGTTAATAACATCCTCGATGCTGCCACCATCAACAAATATCGCCATTGAGTGACCGAGCACCCCATTCTCGTCGGCTTGATCCTCAAAATTTTCATAAATCCGCGCTCGTTTAACATCATCAATATTGACCAGCGCCGCATAAATATTATCAATCTGATTGGAGCCAGGTAATGCCACTGATTCATTGCGCCGGATGCGAAATGCATTATTGGTTTCTATATCCACCCCCATTGACGCTGCAGTGTTATTTGTCACCGCCGTAATGCCGCCGATCGATGTGGCAATAATGGTCAGATTATGACTATTGGCCCCCTGCGCCCCTGCCAGCGTACAAGTGACATTCACCGTCGCATTCCCTGCCGCGTCAGTAATAACATCACCATCGGTCGCCCATAAGGTATTAGTCGCCCTATTTCTGATTAATGTTCCGGCATTGATCGGAGTAAAAGCGATACCGCTAAAATTAACGGTGGCAGTTGAATAGGTCGCACTTTTGCGTTTGATTCCAGCGAACGCAGCAATGCGGTCTAATTGTTGGTCAATCGCTGAGTTGGGATCGGCTGCGTGATAAGCATTAATTACCGCTTCATCCAAATTAGCTAATGCCTCACACCAGACCGCTATTGCCAGACCATCTGGCGATTCCGGGTTAATATTCCAGCCATCATCAATAGCAAGATAACGCTGGCGCATAGTATCCAGATATTCACTCAGCGTGGTGCCGCTAGCCCCGTCACGATTAATGGTTGCCATTAGATAAGATCCTCAGTGAACAGGAAATCAAATGCGTCGTTATTAATATCAATCACCGCGGCAAATATCGTTATTTTGCGATTCTTCATATCGAGATCCATTTCAAAGCGGTTAATGGTCAGCACGCCTTTGGCCGCCAATAAGCGCTGTTTAATATTGGCTTCGGCAATATCGCGTGAGGTTTTGCCCAATATGCTTTGGAACCACGGCGTTCCCTCGGTGGCATCAAGAAAATACTCGCCAAGAAATAATCGTAGGCAGCAGATCATGGCTTGCCGGGTTTCTTCTTTGCCGCTAGCAAACTGGCTGCCGTGGGTAACAATGTCGCCATTTTGGAAATTGCGGATCACAGTGCCTCCGGAAACAAAAAGCCCCGGCATAAGCCAGGGCGATAATAGGTAGAATGAAATCAGGATAATGAGCTATTGCGGCCCATCAGTGCGATCATTGCCGCGTTGCACGCCGCCGTGGTCGTGGTCACCAACTTCCAGCTCGCCAATCGCCAAGCCACCTTGGGTGACCTCAGTACGGCCATTAAGGGTGGTTTGCCCATTATTGGTAAACTCTGGGCCGCTATAGCTCATGCCAGATTCGGTAAGCGCCAATGTAGTACCGCCAGCCGTCAAAGTCATTCCACTATCAGTGGGGTGAATGCGCACCCCACCACTTTTGTTACTTAAACCAATACCCTCGGTCGGCAAGCCCACAATCGCGGTTTGTTGTGAGCGGTAGCCAGGGGCAAAGAAAGCATCGGACGGATTAAACATCCGTGCATCCAGTGGTGCTACCGGCCCGCCCTGACTGAGCCAATTGTCGATAGAACGTTGGCTGAAATGAATATAGCCCTCGGTACCCGCGGGTAATTCATGAAAAACCGTCCATTCGGCACTACCAGAAAATTGCACTGGCACATGTTCAATAACGGGGAGTGTCTTAAATTGACCGTCACCGATATGGCGCTGAATGCCGCACTCCACCACTGCGCGTTGCAAATCGGCGTTATAACTAATGACTTTACCAGGCATGCCGATCATCAGGTCACGCACCATATCGCGCTTGAGCAGCATCATGGTGCTATACAGCGGGTTGCTCTCAATCATCATTACCTCAGGGCATTCGCCATTGACTGATCAGCGTAGTTTTCCACGTATCACCCCATAAGGTGCCTTCGTGGTAGGTACGCAGCACATTAAACCGGCCGGTCTGCTGCTGAATATTCGCCAGATTATTGAGGTCGGTGTTATACATGCCGCTAAAATTAATCGTCCAAAAACTTGAGGTGACATTAATCACATCGGCCGGCTGAATTTGATGATTCATTTTGACGTCAATTTCCATGGTGCTGAGATACCAGCGCGGGACACTTTCCATACCATTTTTAGCGGTGATCTCATGGGTCGCCCATTTTCTGGCGGCTCCCTCTCTGGCTAATAGCACCCTTGATGGCGTGATCATCCAGTAATATTTCCAGTCATCTTTTACGCTATCGAGAATATCGCGACACAAGCGGCCACCAGAATTATAGGAAGTGGCAAAACGCGGTAAGTCGGAAAAGTCACCAATCACTTCAACATCAAGGCCAAAAGCCGCGGCGACATCTTTGAGCATTGCAATAGCAGGCGTATTCGCGCCCCAGGTTTTAAATATCGTGGTATTCCATGCCAGACCAATCGTGCGGCAATATAACCACAGGCAGGTATTTACCCCCTCTTTGACCACTTCGACATTGTGAATCCGTCCGCTGAATATCGTGCCGATGTTGTCGCCATAACCAGCTTTTAATACCAAATTGCCATAACGCTTTTCTTTGTCGTCATAGCGCTGGATCAAGGCGCGGGTGCGCGCTGAAATGCCGTAAAGGGTAATTCTGGCGGTGGCATCGACATTCTGCGGGGTATTATCGACAGCAAAACGGATCTCTAATGGCGGCTGATAGGTAAGTTCATCGCCACTCACTGGGGTAATGGTCAGTAAGTAATTGCGGCCAAAATAGCTACTCATTATCGGGGTACCATGTCAGGCAATTATTAATGCCAAGATTGGCGATAGTCGGGGTCTCCCCAGCTAATATCAACGGGCCAATATCGGTATTAAGTCCCGCCAATAAATTAACGCCAATATGCAAAGCACGCCCCAAAACTACCGGCTCGCCTTGTTCATAAATATCGACGCAGAAATAATTAAAACGGGTGAGCCAGTGCAAACGAAAAACCAAATAGTGATTATTTAATTGCACACGAAAACGCTGCATCGCGTAACTATTATTTAATGGGATAACTTTCATTACGTGGCCTCGACAAAAACTTCACAAAATGAGTATTCACGTTGCCCCTGAGTGGCAGCACTATCGCCATAGGGTAAGTTGTCATTGGTTTCAGCAACGGTGTCGTAAATAATATTGAGCTGCAACAGTTCAACCACAATCTCCAGCCCGCCCTCATTCTCTTTTTTCAATTGGGTGCGGGTATTGGTGATCAGGCAATTTTTATAGGCGGCTCCACGGCTGGCCACTAATTCGAACGGCGTATGTGAACGCTGCAATTCACGCAATTGCTCGAGTAAATTTTGCGAACGGGTTGAGCGCGATTGTGATCCCAGGCTGCCGGAATACAAACTGGTGCCAACCGAAGCAGCCACGCCTGCCAGCGCCGCCGCCCGGCCAGAAAGCAAACTGGCCGCCATACCGGTAGTGATACTGGCTCCGGCCCCCAGTAGTCCGGCAATGCTGCTATCTTGCTGGGCCAGCAGTTCACGAAACCAGTTATCGGATACACCGATAATCATGGTTAGCGCCAGCGCGCGGGTAACCGCGTTATCGTGGACAGTATTGGCATCTTCCAGCGGGAACTCACTGACATCAGTACGCAGCTCGCTCGACTCTTCCAGTAATGCATCAAAATAGAGATTGCCGATTTTCGGTCGGTTACGGGTAAATAGTCCGGTAATAGCCATCAGTAGTGCTCCGTATGCATCATGTCGCGCGCTTGCTGGGCCAGTTGAGTAGTGGCCTGTAGCACCCCATCACGGATGGATTCACTATCACCGCCCACGGTACCCACATTAATAATATTGTGTTGCTCCAGCCTGACATCACCACGGGTCGCGGATGCGGCAACTGATTGCATGGGGGTGGTTTGGCGGTCGCTGTAGCCCTGAATCTCTTCCCATGAACATTTTGGCTGAGCGTAATTTGATGATGGCAGTGAGGCCCACACACCGCCAAGTCCGTTGGTGGCATCGGCAAAATTCCCGTTCGTTACATTTTCTAACTGACCGGCACGTTGAATCAGAAACAGCGCGGCGAGATCCTGACTGCGTGGTGAAAAGTCGGTCAGATTAAGCGCTTTGGCGGCATCATCCCAAGAGCTGCTGGTGAACTGATAGCGCCCGGCAGCCGAGGTTTTATTTTTAGTACCGTCCGTTTGGGTGAAATCTTTTAATTGCCGTGGGTGGTCACTACTGTCATAGAATTGGTCGCCACCAAACATCGTGTTATAGCCAGAATTGGCATAACTGGCAGTTCCCTCGGCTTTGGATAGCACCTCCAGATACTGGCGAACGTTGGGATCATCAACCAGATTATTAAGGTCGCTGCTATCACTGGGGTAAGGCACGCCGGGGTTATTTTTAGCCCAGTTCTGCCGCCCTATCGCATCAGGATTACTCATGGCTTTGGCATCGTCGGCACTGGTAAAATATTGCCGGGCGTCAATGCCGCCGCCGCGCCGATGGTGACCGGATTGACCAGTAAGCGTGACAACCAGCCGCGCCCACCACCAGCACCCGCCGGTGGTTTACTGCTGCCGGGCAACATGCCGCCGACAAACTTTAATGCACCGGCAGTACCGGCCAGACCTGCAGCAGTTAGAATCGCTTTTGAAACTTCAGGATTTTCTTTAATAAACTGATTAATACTTTCTAATAACGCATTGATGATTGGCAGTAAGTCGCCCCCCATTGAACGGGCCAGATTGTCAAAGTTAGTCGCCAGATCTGCCATCTCTTTATTAAACTCGTTGGCTGAATCAATAAGTTTGGGATCGAGCGGTTTATATAACTCTTCAAAATTTTTCAGTGAGGCATTAAGCCCCTTGCTACCTCCCTCCAATAAGCGGGTAAAAGGATCATTATCACCGCTGCCAATTCCACTGCGCAGATTTCGCCGCTGGTCATTATCCATTTTGCCGTAAGCATCTATTAGATACTTGAGCGAGTCCATGCCGGTTTTATTGGCAAATTCCGTCGGGTTAAACGCGCCATTCCAATAGGCTTTATCACCTAACTCCCCTTGTCTGGCACGCTGTTGCAGGTCAGGGATTTTTTGCACAATCTGATTAGCCGCATCCGGGCTAAGACCAAGACTGCGCATAGCATAACGTAGGCCGTCAATCTGCTTGACGGTAAAGTTGGTAATCTTACTCAGCCTGTCCATTTCTAATACTGAGGCAGATAAATCCGCAGTCAGGGCTTTTAACCCAACACCGGTACCGGCTGCGGCGGCCAGTTGCAATATGCCGTCTTTAATCCCTTTAACGGCATCATTGGCGGTTTGAAAGCTCTTTGCATCTGTTTCCAGGCCAAGGGAAACCAATAGAGAATCAATTGTCTCTGACATGGAAACCTCATATTTTAGGTATAAAAAAACCCGCGCGATGGCGGGTTGACGGTAACTTGCTTATTTTTTCTTGAACTGGGGACAATCACCTAAATACAATTCAGTACATTCAGAAATGGGATAGTCATCTCTAATTGTCCATCTAACCCGGTTAGAATCAGAACGCTGGTCAATATTCACTCTAACTCTTCTGACATTCCCACCTGATGACTCAGCAGAAATAGTACATTCATAATGGTTAATATCAATCTTATTTGGCCCCAATCCTCCGCCAGTAGAAAATGCTATTTGATTTATTTTGAAATTATCGTAATACAACCATTGTTGCTTTAATTCTTCTGAAACTAATTTACATCTTAGGTAGCCTGCTTTGGTTTCTTTTTTAATTACGTGGTCAGGTATTTCATAAGACACAGCAATTGTTTCAAACGAAATCAGCACTGATACGAAAGCAAAAACCATTATTATTCTTTTAATCACAAATCCTCCCCATAATTAACAATTACAGCTACCTTAGCTATTAAGTGAGATGATACAAGGCAAGGAAGAGGCATGCGTTATAATGCAAAAAATCCGCCAGAGCGGAATTTTTGACTAATACAAATTAGCCATGGTCATATAGCGAAAAGTCCCTATCAAACCAGAGAATAAAGAATGTTGCTTCTCTTCGATAACCAACCATTGGAGCTTTATTACAAAATCTAAATGCAATCAAGTCCACATCATCAGTTATATGCTTTGGAATTCCTGCTTTTATAGAATGCCTAGGTAATTTTTCAAACCCCAGACTATGTCTATCAACCTGTTTTATTTGAGCCCAACTTAATTGGCTCAATCTGAAAAGCTTATCAACGAATGCTACTTTCTCATTAGCTTGGCAATTAGTTATGCAATAAGCATTCTGAACATATCTTAATGAAAACTCAGGTGGCCTTTGTTCTGGAGAATCTCTAAATTCGGGATGAACCTTGAGGCTATTAGATTCATCCTGTTTTGGTGGTTTTATTCTTCCTTTGATCTTTGACAATTAATTCACCAAAGTATCAAAAAACCGTTTCATAGAATCGTTTGATATTTCTCGACTCCCAGCCCCTTCTACATACGTTTCTTTCCAAGGGTTCTCATCATGTGTCATATTGCGGAGTTTCCATGCAGAGAATTGCCCGTATATCTTATACACCTCATCTAACAACTCTTTCTCATCATCACTGTATTTAGAGAAATCCACATCAGCTGGAACTGGAAGCGCCTGAGTCCCATTATCTTTGTATTTATGGTATAGCTCAGGTACTACTGGACCGTGCATCCAAGCCTCAATAGGCTCTTCGAACAGTGGACGGTCCAACAGGGCTAACGAAAAGCCTTGTGCATAGTAGACCAATTTCTGGAGTTTAAGGTTAGAAATGAGGTCGCCGCTGTTCTCCTCATCACTATGCGCCAAAATATAATCAGCAACATCGAAACAAGTCAGCATTTAAACCTCCTTTGTTAGCTTAAATCAGCCTGATTAATAGAATAAATCGCGTGGTATCTAGCACTAGATTGTACAGAGTGTATTACCTACGTTCTAATCTATCAACCCATATTGCCAGCATAATCGATTGTATTAAGTGCTTATTGAGGTGTCCTTTATACGAATTGCTGGCAATTTCTGCTCTCCATTTTACACGATTTGCAAATCTGCTGGCATTAACACTCTCTTATTTTTCATTTATTATCTTGTTCAAGATGTTAGTAGTTCAATCATTCTTCGTCACCACCACCGCCATAATCTCATCCAATACATCATGCATCAGTTGCACATCATCAATGGTGTAAGTGCCATCCAGCATATCAGACCACCTTGCCAGCGGCGGGCAGTGTTGCCCGGCACCGGCGCAGGGTCGCCATAAAAACCAGTCTACGCGGGAGGGTGCTGCGGATTGTTTTCCGCGCTTTTTCCCTCGCCACTGAGTTGCCAAAAAGGGCCGATATTTTCCCTCAGTACCTGCCCCAGCAATACCAGGTAATTATGGGCTTCATCCTGGAACAGGTTTTCTCCCACCGGGATGTTATCGGATTGGCGAACGATACTACCGCTGTTAAAACACAACTCTTTCAAGCGGTTTAAGCTCATCGTATCGACGGAGGCTAAACTGGCCGCCATACCCATTGCGGTGACATTGGGATTAATCGCCGGTAACAAACCAGACTTAGCGGCGATTTGCAGCATTTCCACCTGATCTCTGGCCGGTGATGTTGCCCCGCGAAAAAGGGTGTCACCGATCACAACTTCAATTTGACGCCCCATAATTAGGTTTCCTCTGAGTCAGCAAATTCAAAAATAAATTGTTCATCCGACACGCCACTTTTCCCGGCGCGAGTGGCTGGGCCACGGTTAGTCATGATGCCGTCGAACCCGGCAAAACGTTCATCGGTACCGGTCTGTGAAAAGGTAAAGGTGGCATCAATACCGGATTTCTCCACCGCCAATAACTGACGGGCCTGCACCGAGCCGGGGATCAGGTTGATGGTCAACCGTTTGGCGCGAGTTTTATTGTCCAGCCGTACTGACGTGCCGCCGATACCGCGTTTTAGCGCGGCGCGAGGTTCTAAATCTTCAATGGTGATTGGTGGGTCGGTATCACCAAAATCATCAATAGGAATACCAAAGACGGTGAGGTTAGAGCCGTCAGCGCCGTATCTGTGCATGGTCATAAGGGATTACTCCACGGTGGCATTGATTTCAGCGATATGACCGGCACGGCCTAAAATCACTAACAAGGTGGTTAATGGGAAAACACGCTTTTTGCGTTGGTCTGAGGTCAGCGAAAGGACATCTTCCGGGCGGGAGCGGATAACAAAACCAAAATCAGCCACTTTAGTCACACCATCGTCAGGATCAACATAAGAGCCGGTACCGAGCACCCCGTTATTGAAAAAGCGTTTGCAGGTGGTGGCAACCGTAGACAGTAACCCGTCATAGTCGCGGGGTGTCAGTGCGCGCTTGGTGCCAACATTAGCAATGTAGTTGTAGCCATCCACCTGAATATGGTTTTTCAACACATCCAGATTGACCACATCATCAATAAACTCGCCATAGGACGACATCGATTTACTGTTGATCACCCGGCTGTTATCAATTTGACCGGCCAGTTCAATTTTGGTGAAAAACACCGCGTTTTTGGCTTTTAACGCATTATAAGCACTGGTGGCCATATCATCGCCGATGACTCCTGGTAACACCTGATACTCGCCGGTAATAGCGGTGTTTAACCCTGTTGGCCTGAACTTATGGAATGCCGCGGCCAGTTGCACCATGGCATAGGCTTGGGTCGGGTCAGTAGTCACGGATTCAGCGGTTTTATAGCCAGCAAATACATGGCGGTTGCCTTTGCTTTTTAACAATGACACCACATCATCAATCTTGTTCTGGCCAGTAATGCCGTTATCGCTAAATGTCCACCATACCGGATGGCTATTGGCATCAGACCAATCGGCCAACTGGAGAATAATGTCATTGCTGGTTAAATCGCTGGCTTTAAAGAAGTAGTGATAACGCCAAATTCGGTCAGTGGCGCTATTCACAATTTCCAACAGTGAATTTTCTTCGTTTTTCATCCAGACGGTAATTTGTGGCGGCTTGGGAATTTGCGCAAAATAGCGAGTGGCGATGTGATAAATCGGGCTTTCCGTTTGGAAATCAGCACCAAGTTCGGGTAATGAGGCATAGTCGCGGAATGAGTCTGCATCAAACTTTGCCGCTTCTGCTAAGTCTGACGGGTCAGCAAAGGTCAGCGCACTGGAAAAATCACCGTACCCCAACCCTGCCGCCGTCAAAATAAGATTGACGGGAATAATATTATCAACCGGATAAGCCATAAGAGCTGTCTCTCTCTATGATTTGAATGTCAAACCCTGCGGCGCGTAACAGCGCGTAGGATATGTTTTTTTCGATAAATATATGGATATCAGCCTGATAGCGTGGCTGTAGCCCGGCTTGTAACAATCCGGTGAGATTTCGGAAATTGCTGGAGAAACGCCAGGCGATTTTATGGCGGAACAAATAATCACTGACTGGCGTCAGGAAATTGGCGTTGGCTAAGTGCATGGCGGCGGTTGCCGCACCGCTATTGAGCAAATTCACCGACAGCAAAAACTCCATTGAGGTACAGACTGTTTCTTGCAAGTCCTGCCAGTCCTCCCCCAGCGCCGGATCAGTTTCAGCAATCGCCGGGATAAATTCGCGCTTGCGCCGTATTTGCCCATAGGCTCGAACCGGCACCGGGTTATAAGTGGCATATAAGCTATTACCGATTGGTGGGTTACGGCCTTGATCGGCTAATACAACACGGTCGAGGGGAACAGCAGCAGCGAGTGAAATGAGTTGCTGAAATACCGGATACATCTCTTCAATGGTTTCCATCAGCCCGCACCTCGATAACGTTCAACCAATGCACGGCAAAAGTTACGCCAAGGCCGGTTATCACAGGAAGCAACTCGCCATTGTCGCATTGCCAGCCCATCGCTGAATTCCAGCAAGTCGCTAAATTTCCCCTCATCATCGGGCCAAAGATAATGCACACCATCGTTGATGTGCACCACTCGCAGATCCTGCGGGTTAGCCGTGCCACCCATGCCGATCAGCATTTGAATATCTTTCCATTTTGCTGATTGGACATTCACTTTCTGCAATTCGATGACCTGCGGTTCCCCTTGCTGCCAAATACCACCGCGGCCGCTATAGTCACCAGCAGTTGGTCGAATCAGCCGAATACCGCCCTCAATAGGCGAATTAAAGGTGGCATCAATATGTCCGTGCATATCCAGACCATTACCGAACATGATTAATCCTCCACGACGTGAGTGATTGAGCCTTTTAGCGTACCGTGGTTAACCAGCGGGGTTGCGGAACCTTTAGTGGCAATAGTGGCATCCGCATTGCCTGGTTGAATACCGGCTTCTATCGCCTCCTGGCAATAACCCACCGCACGCGCACCAATCTGATCCAGCATTTGGAATGCCGTGATTTCGCCACGAGTGACCTGCGCCGTCAGCACACGAAAGGCTTTTTTGATGTTGTCCTGATTTTGTCGCAGTGGAACGCGCAGAAATGAGCGCTCAGGGATACGCCCATCCGCTGAGCCAAATTCCTGTACCGCACCAATCACCACAATGGGAGCACCCTCTTCATACACCCCAGTCCCCTCCGGCAGTCCCACCAGCCCCCGACGTTTGGCGGTTGCCCGTTGATGGATCTGGCGCAATTTCTGCACCAGTTTTGTCCCGCCCCGCACTTCGGCCCGAAGTTTCATACCATCATGGCCCCGGTACCGGCTCGGCGACGCAAGCGCAGGAACTCCACCCCGTAGGTGGTCAGCGGTAAATCACCATTGATATTGAGATCGTCAGCAGTCACCGCCGGAACCGCAAAAGAGGTGGATTCATCACCGACCGATTTTGATGTGATGGCATAAGCCGCCCCAACATCACCACTGATAGCCCTTTTGCGCATTACCAGCCGGTGAGCAGCAAAGGCAAACAGGCCACGTTTTTTGATTGATGCCGGACGGGCATGATATTTCAGCCAACGTTGGCCGGTTTCCGAGTCGCCCTCCTCCAATGCCTGAATCACTTCGCGCTCAGCCCATAAGGTGGTATCGCTGAACTCCGGGTAATACTCGCGAAAGTCAGCCACAATTTGTGCAGTAATATCCACATCGCCCCCTAAAGCAAAAACCCGTCACGCAGACGGGTTATCCTGTGGGATTTCCGTCCCAGTATTATCGTGCAGTGTAAGTTCCACTTTTTTAGTATCAATGGCTTTTTGCAAAGTTGATGCTTTAGCCGCCGAGGGGGCTTTTTTACCAAACAAGGTTTCATATTCATCACGCACCGCGATGATATCCAGCTCACTATCATCAGCATGCTCATTAAGTGGAGCATCGAATTGTTCGGCGCGCATCATGCCTGCCTAAGTAAACAAGTGACGGGTAAAATCGCCATTCACCGCCGCTGAATGTCCAACAGCAACCGTGATGCGCTGGCCGGTTTCATCATCGGTCACCGTCAGCGGTGATGTGTGCAAGTTAGTGAGTTTAAACATGATCAAACCCCATCGACATAGTGAGCGGCTTTAGGAATACGCCATTCCGTGCCACCGGTACGCAAAACGGCTGGCACTTTGAAATTAACGTTGTCTGGTGTAGCTGGTGCGAGGAAGCGCAGCGGCATCACATCGTGGCCTTTCACTACTCGCATATCTTTTTTGTACACCACTAGACGATCTTTCTTCGCTGCCCCGGCTCCGGCCAGCAAGACATCATCATCAAAATCCATATCTTTGAAGTTGGTGCGCAGGAATTCCAGCAAGGTGACATTTGAAGCGTTATGGGTTGATAACAGGGTGCGCATCAATAATTGATGTTGTTCCGAGGGCAGAACAAAACCATTAGGGCGGTGAACCGTGACGGTATTCTTCAGGTACACCTGGTTATAAGCGGCACCAAAGAAATCAATGATCGGTTGGGTACCCTTGGTAGGGATAGCAGCCACCAAATCGGCCAAGGTCGCCGGAGCCGCCTCCACACCCACATTGGAACTGGTATACAGCCCCTCGCCAATGTCATTGTGACCGAGCAAGTAAATCTTATTCAGACCTTGTTCAACCACATCTCGCACCGCCTGACCGCGCTCAGCATCCAGATTGACGTTATTGAGCATGGCAAAACCGATCTCCTCAATGGAATAGGTGTAACCCAGTGCGGCGGTTTTGATCTCATGGAAGCCCTGATTCATGGCGATATCCACCGTCGGCACGTCAGTCGAGTTCGGGCCAAATATCTGTAACTCACCACGGGCATCAATCGAGCGGAACGCCACCACTTTTACCCAGTCTGGCGCACTGTTATCCAGTGGTAGCAATGTGCTGTACTTAAACTGCGGATATTCCAGTCGGTAAATTTCCGATTCAATATGCGCAGCTTGTTGCACCAGAAAAGAGAGCGCCGATACTGGGCTGACGTCAAATACACTTCGTTTCATACATGTTTTCCTTTAATTTTACTCGCCGCTATCGGGCGCAGGGGTAGGAACGCCAGTTGACGCTAAAATGCCATCAACGCGAATCTCGCCCACGTCACCGGCCACTACATCATCAACCCAGCGGACAAAATCCAACTCAACCCCAGCACTGCCTGCGGTTAACCGTCCCTGATTCACACCTGTCGCCGTAATCACAGTTACGGTGTCACCGGCACTGGCACCATCAACACACAAAGCAAACATCGGCCCACGGCGCAGTATTGACGCCACATGATCGACCTCATAACCCACTTCATAATCTGGCGGATTGGTCGGCACGCTGTTGCTAAATACCGCCATTGAGCGCACGGTAAAACCGATAATCTGTGCGGCGGTAGTGGTCGGCGTGACAGGTGCACAAGAACGCGCGCCCACCCCACGGATCACTGCCCGACCAAAGGACACCATTTTGGTTTCCACTCGACGTGAGACCACTTCACAGACATCCGTGGTTGAAATTTGGCCCTCGTAGGCTTTACCGCGCCATTTGGTGAATTCACTCTGAGCAATCGCCATTATTTATTCTCCGTTTGTTTGCCATAACGTTTGTCCAGCCAGCTTTGGCGCACGCTATCACGGGTAGTCTGTGCATCGCCGGTTTTGACTTTCTTCATATCGCGGCCCAAATTGATGATGGAGTCATTAACCTAGTTTTTATCATCAGGGTCATCGTCATCCTCGTTTTCTCGGCGCTCTTCTTCAGCGTCGAAATAAGCGGATACATAAGCATCTGGCGCTTTATCCCAAGAGGTGTATTTGCGGCATTTGATTCCGGCACTGTCCAGCGCAGCACGTTTGATTTTTAGCGGGTCTACCGCGTCACAGCTAAATTCTGCACCAGCAATTTTGATAGCAGAGTCACGCGCTGCCACCACATCAGCTAGCCGCTTCGAAATCGCATCCTCAGACGATTTTTCTTTTAATGCCTCGATTTCTTCATCTTTGGCATCGGCTTTGGCTTCGGCCTCCTCTTTTTTCTGTTCAGCTTCATCCTTAGAGGCTTCGGCTTTTTCCTGCCCTTCCTCTGCGTCGCTGACACGTTTTTTTAGCGCATCCATCGATGATTGGATCAGCTGCTGGGTCGCTTCGTCAGCCACCTCTACGCGCGCGCCGGAATCCAGCACAACTTTATACATGGGGGTTACTCCCTTGGGGTTACGGTCAAATAACCGCGCCAGGTGTCCGGCTCTGGCCTGATCACACAGCGCGATATGGTTGATGGTGATGGTGCATTGAATAAATTCGTAGGCAGTACCACAGGGCGCGATACCAGGGGCATAACGGTATTCAGAGGTGTAACCGGCTGACAATTCCTCTTTATTTTGGTTGATAGCATCAATGGCGTACTGATCTTTAATCAGCAGATCGACCACCACATAATCAGGGTCATCAACATCTTGTCGCCCCGGCGAAATGGCATGCCCTGCGGTAACCTGCTTAAAAGTTTGGGCATTCACCAAATCATCAGGGTGATCAATGGTGACGTCTTTATTGTCATAACTGGCCAGACTGACTGGATCAAACACCTCAGTCGGTGGCCGGTACACATTGACGATTTGACCGGGTGACCTGTCTTTTAATCCCAGTTCAGAGGCGAGATATTGCTGCACACCGACGCGAGCAACCCGCCCGGGGACTTTTAAATAGCCCTCAGGGTCATTTTTCGTTGGGAATTAATCGGAAAGGACACGCGGTCACGAACGGTGATCCGCATAATATATCCTGTTAGTAATCAAGCCCCTTGATTTGGGGAATGGCATGGCAGCGGCAACCAATATGGGCTCTGCCGGGGAATAGTCCGCTTTCACCGTTATAAGTCGCCCCCCGCGACCAAAGATAAATCCCCGCGCCATAACCCACATCGCTACGGGAAATTTCAAAGCATTTGATTTTGGCTCGAGGGTACTTACCGGCGGGATTACCGGAGACACGTACATCTTGCGAGGTAGACCAACGAAAACGGTTAATTCCCGCGCCTACCTGCCGAGTGTGAGTAATATCACTGCGGATTTTGGCGGTTTGGTCGCGGGAAATAAGATGCGCACGCTGATAGCTGGCTCCGGTCACTTGCTGGAGATTTCTGACCATGGTGCTGAGCGAGTCACCTCGCATGATGCTGTCCATCACTTCCCGCTGAATATCATCGAAATAATCTGAGGACAGTGATTTTATCAATGCGACATTACTTTCGACCGAGGCATCGAAATAATCCACTAATGACTCATTGACCATAAGTGAGGTCATATCGATACCGATAGCGCGATTAATTTGTTCAACGAATGCCGCAGAACTTTCAGATTCTGCGCGACTCACCACTCGCTGGGCTAATCGGTCTGCCTGACCTCCCATCACAGTGCGATTAAACTTGTCGGCGGCCTGTCTGATTGACTCTTTGATGATATCGACCAGATAACTGTCGGCGGTGTAATTACGGCGTAGAACCGGTGTTAATACTTCATCTATCGACTGCGCCATCAACCGAACCATTTCACGTAACTGAGCACGATAATAACGTTCGGTTTCATCTGTCTGTTTAACTGGCCTGAGTTGTGCCCTCCGGCGCGTCGGCTGGTTTTTTATCATCGCCTGGAGTGTTGCCAAGCCGGAATTGATAATCACCTTGCCGTTCGGCTGATTCGTCATCTTCAAGTCGGGTGATGTCATCTTCTTGAATACCATAAACCCCTTGCTCCATCAGCTTACGGGCCACCTGCGACGGCAATACTACTTTTTGCTGAAGGCGAATATCATCGGCCTGTGCATCTGCCAGTCGTTGGGCAGAAATCTCGCTATCGGTCGGTTGCGACAGTGGCGCAAAGGTAAAATCCAACCCATCGGGCATGGTACCCAGCGTCGAACGCACCAGCACCTCATCCAGCTTTTTCAAAAATGGGCGGTATTTCGCTTCCTGATCCCCCTTGATGGTGCTGAAATAATTGTTCTGGTCGCCTTGCCCGGAATCCCCTAATCCTTTGGCCTGCACGCCGAATATGCGTGTCATCGGAATACCGGATGCGCCCGCCGTCCACTCCATTAGTACCGCCAACACTTCTCCCAAGCCGCCGAATGAGATTTGCTTGCGATCAAAGCTCTCTTTGGAATCCAGCAGCGCCAGCCGAAATAGCGATTTCATCATGCCAAAAGTGTTGTAGCGTTTGGCTATGGCTTCATCCATATCGCCAGATGCTAAGTCAGTGGCTAAATTTTCTTTGCTGATGATGTCGATATTGGCTTCCAGAATTAGCGAAGAAATCCCCCCTTTGGCGGCGACGGCATCTTTCACATCCTCAAGACAGCGCCTCAAACGGCTATCATCCCAACCACCGTTAATCATGCGTAACCGCATCGGCAAGGCAGCACCGGGCGCACGAACAAAATGGCTGAAATGGATTTTCTGCTGGCCGCCGTTTACCAGGTAGTAATCCGGCTGCATAAAGTTCTCAGCCAGTGGGTTAGAAACGTTGTATTGCTGCCCATTGATCAGCATGCGGTCCAGTACCAGCAAGCGCTTAAGTGAGCCTTTTTTAATATTCTTTAATTCCAATTCATGAGACAGGTCTTGGTCGGTCAGCATCAATACCCCCGCCCCGCCATACAATCCGGCCCATTTAAAGGACTCTTGGGTGACCCCTTGAATATTGAACTGGTTTTCAGCATTGCGTAGTGCGGTAGCATCATCTGACGGAAATGAGCGCCATTCGCGAGTGGCATCATCAACCGGAATATCAATAATCGAACGGGCAATCCAGTTTTCGGTATAAGCTGCCTCCAACTCGGCAAAATCTTGCATCGCGCCATACACAAAGCGGCTATACATACGCCGGTCACGGTCGGTACCCATGCCCGTCATTACATTCGACAAACCATCAGCAGTCAGGCGAATGCGGGGTTTACCGCCAAAATCCAGTGTTTCACTCATCGTTAAACCCACTTGTCATAACTGATGCTGCCACCAGCAATTAATTCGATCTCTATCGAATCCATGATTGTATCGAGGATGTCGTCGTTTTTATGGCTGTCATCCGCTGAGAAATCAGCGCATTCCGTCAGTGCAGGTATCACCCAATCAGTCGATGCAGCCACCGCGCCATCCCAGTAATAAACCTGCGGAATTTTTTGACCGTCGTCAGTCATCAGTGCCGGAAGATAGACACAGCCGGTTTTCATTTGCGGAATGGTATTCAGGCAGCGGATCAGCTTGTTTTGGCCCGAACCGCGGGGAATAGTTAAAATGGGAATACTTTTACGTTTGACTAGTGTGGTAATCAGACCTTGCCCGGCTTGCTTATCCTCAATCCCCATATGGCGTAATGGCGCGGGGCGTTTCGGGTTATAAGGCCGCCATTTCTCCCATAAGTCTTGGGCGGTGGTCAGTAAGTCCTCCGGGTCCCAGCGGCCACGCACACTGTCAATAATGTAGAGATTGCCATCAACCCCCATCCCCACCAGGGTAAAGACGGTGTAATCGTTATAATCTTCAATTTTGCCGGAGTTGGTATCAACATAAACGGCGCGGTGAGTCAGCGGGGGTAAATGGGTGTAGCGTTTAAACCAATCAGTATCGATTAACCCACCGGTCAGTGCGCGTGGGCGCTGCATATATTGCGACATGAAAGTGTATTCGTCGCTTTCCCACAACCGCAGCAAATCACCGACATATTCGTTTACCGGCCAGTAAGACCAATAACGCACCCCGCCGACCACCACACTTTCACTATTTTTAACCGAGAACCAGCATTGCGAGCGCCACGGCTCCGGTAACGCATCAATGTATTCTTCACTGACCAGCGCCGGAATGGTGATGTGGTGAAAATCCACCCCCATCTTGCCGGACAACATAAATCCGGTAGCGTCATCGGTATGCAACCGCTGCTGGATCGAAACAAAGGGTGTGGGATGCTCTTTACTCTTATCACCGCGTCGTGAACGGATGGTGTTCACCAAAATACGGTTCGCACTGGCCCGTTTGGTAGCTGAAAACATATCTTCTGGTTTGTTGTAATCATCCAGCCCAACAAAGCCGGAAAAATCAGGGCCGGGGAAACCCGCACGACCACCGGTTAATTGCCCGCCGCTGGAGCGTGAAACCGTCTGCCCCACCATTCGGCCACGGCTATTAACGATTTCCCACTCTTCCGCCTGATTAATACCAAAGCGGCAAGGCCACAGTGATTGATACTCAGGGCTGGCGATAATATCGCGGGTGCGGCGGCTATTACGTTTTACCAGTGTGTCAGCAAACGACACATTGAGATTTCGAAAGCGCCGTAACTGGCCAGTCTGCACCAACATATTGATATAGGCTGGCAAATGAACCGAAATAAACTCGGTTTTAGTCCCACCTGGCGGCACGTTCACAATCAGGTTACGCGGTTGCAGCCGGTTATTGACCAAATCATCCAGCTTTGAGGCCATCATTTTATGATGCCAGTTCACCAGTAACCGGTCGCTTTGCAACAGCTCAAACCATATGCGGGTAAAATTGAGAAATGATTTTTCCGATCTGGATTTCAGGGCGACACGCGACGGGAAATCCAGATTTTCCCATTCGAGAATATCGCTCATGTGGTGATCCTGCTATCGCGCCATGGTTGGGTGATTTATCGCCATTATTCCCCTTGCACTTTTTTCCCGATAGGGACAAAATGACATTTGTAATTACAGATGTCATTACATAAGTGAGGTTCAAAGATGGGTAACATTAATATTCGCATTGATGATGACTTAAAAGATCGTTCTTATGCGGTACTGGAAAAACTGGGGGTCACCCCCTCTGATTTGCTACGCCAGACACTGGAATATGTGGCACAAAGTGGCAAACTGCCCTTTAAATCCGTGTTGCTGACCGATGAAGATCAAGCACTGGTCGCCGTAGTCAGAGAACGTTTAGCCAATCCACAACCGGTCAGGGTGTCACTGGATGACTTATAATCTTGATTTTGATCGCCGGGCGCTAAAGGAATGGCATAAGCTCGGCGATACCGTACGTCAGCAATTTAAGAAAAAGCTACTCGAAGTGATTAAAAATCCACGCGTTGAAGCCAATAAACTGCGCGACTTACCTGATTGCTACAAAATAAAACTACGCAGCGCCGGATACCGCCTGATTTATCAGGTGCAAGACGAAAAAATCACGGTTTTTGTGGTTGCCGTGGGTAAACGGGATCGTGAAGAAGCCTACAGTGAAGCTGGCAAGCGCGTCTGATTGTCAGTATTCAATCCAACCCCGGCAATTTACCCTCTAGCATCTGCTGTGCTTTCGCATAATCTTCTGGCATGTAATTCACCTGGCTAATGGCACCACCATCAGGGCCGCTGATTTCGGTCTTATTTTTCAGCATACCCAAATGCTGCCCGACCATTTTTAGCGCGTCGTCCTGATTACGAGTAATGACTTCTAAGCCAAACTTGCCCTGCTTGACTCCGGCATAAAGGCGGCGTGCCGAAATCGATAAATCCCGCGAATCATGAAAATGCGCCCTGCCTTGCCCCTCACCATTACAACGTGGGCAATCTGGATTGGGATCGAGCGTACTGTCAAAACCGTAACCGCCATCATCCAGTGGCGCAGGTTTTCCGTTATTAGTCCTTTTCTCTGACTCTTCCTGATATTCCTGCTCGTTAATCCACTGGTATTTATTTTCAATCCCCCAACAGTGGCGGCAACATAAACGACGAAACTCTGAAATTTCGTTGGCGTTGGCCGTGGCAATATCCCACCACCAATTTAAAACGGCATCCTGCGTGATATGCGTCCGTTTCTCTCTGGCTTCCATAGCATCGCGTATGGCTCTGTTTACCGATACATGGCGATACAACCGACGGGCCGCGGCAGCACCGGTTAATCCCTCGCATTTATATCCGGCCCGTTTATACGCAGCCGTCTTATCCAAATCAATTAAATACTCACTGACGAATTTTGCCTGCATATCGTTAAGCCCGTATCTACTGGCGATAGAGCGGCTTTCTTCAATTTGATTTTCAATTTCAGGCAATTCGATATTTTCAATTTTCGAAATTGATTTTTTATCTTTGGTTCGCAGGTTCGCACCGGAATTATGCGAACCTGTTTTGCGAACCTTTTCGGGCTTAGGCCATTCATCAGCTTTAGCCCTCTTCCGTACTGCAGTATCACTGACACCGTACTTTTCAGCTAACGCGCGAATTGAAAGTTGTCCGGCACAGTATTCGCGCTTTATCGCCTCCCAATCCGGCTTTTTCATTTTTTACTCACATTTTGGTTTTAAATGCTCCAACAAGAAAATCATGGCTCGCGTGTCGCCTTTCTTGGCTTTGATAAACAGAGAATTGGATATATCCGCTATCCCTTTGGCTTTTCCCCGGCGAACAGCCAGTCGGTAAAGTGAGATTGCTGATTTATCTCTTCTTAAATTATCAATGTCGATTTCCAGTGTGTCGGCTATCTGCTGTTCCGTTAATCCACGCCCTGCCAATGCCTCCACCTTATCTAGCGTCGGCTTATCCATCGTCAGGCCCTCTTGGGATAAGGTTTATGACGTGAAATTAGGATTTTTTTCATTTTCTTGTCGAGGGGCATCAGGTATTTATGCTTTCCTGATGTTTTAAACTCTTGGGCATTGGGGTCTAAATGCTGGCGAATTGATTCAAGGTTTTGCTTTACCCCCTTGGCAGAAACACTGCGCGGGTGGGTTTTCTTACCTTTGATGATGAATGCACCCACCGTTCCGGCCCCAAATAGTCCCTCATACTATCCAATTGGTAGCCTGATAAATCCCGCCATGATGATTTTGGTCTTTATCTGCATAGGAGACGATTAGCCGCAGACCAGGGCAAACATCAGCAAGAAATTTAATCGCTTTAGCCAATATCTGACTAACTGGCGATATATGCTGACGTAATGCCACACGGGTCAGTTCGCAAACTTGATCCTGCTGCAAACTGTAAGGCTGCCCAATATGGTTATTAGCACCGCGGCTAAAAATAACGACACCAATAAATTTCCCATCTTCCCACGCGCCCACTTTTACCAATTTTCCGACTGGTACCGCTTTGGCATAATGCCAGTTAAGACAAGCAAAGCTGGCCGCCTGATGAGTCGCCCAATCCACCGTGAGTGTTGTCATAAAACACCCCCACAGTGTGGGCAGAGTTTGGCGTCCAGATGATCGAGTTTTCCCTGATCATCTTCGTTACCAGGCAGAAAATCGACATTCAACATTTGATCGATTTCATCAGACGAAAATCCGGTTAGACCAAGGTCAAAATTTTCTGCCAATAAATCACTTAATTCCAAAGTTAAGAGATCCTGATCCCATCCGGCATTCAGCGGCAATTTATTGTCAGCAAGGCGATAGGCTTTTTTCTCAGACTCCGTTAACCCAAATAATGTGATGGTAGGAACTTGTTCCATACCCAACTGTTCCGCTGCCAATAAACGACCATGACCCGCAATTACCTCACCCCGTTCATCAATAAGAATTGGATTTGTCCAACCGAACTGTTTAATACTCGCCGCAACTTCATCTACTTGCTCCGCTGAGTGTGTTCTGGCATTTTTTGCGTAAACAATCAACGAATTGAGTAATTTATAGGCTATCTCTAATTTATTCTGATTTTTTACTATGGTCATTTTGCATGTTCCAACTATTATGACCCTGCTCTCGAGAGCAAGTGGGCCTTGGTTCGTACTCATGACCTTACCTGTGGGTATGAATGGCCGTTAGTAGCTACAACTACCAGCGGTCGCCCACCTTCCTAAATAAAAAAAACCACCAGCAACCATGCTCAGGGTGAGCGGAAGGTGTTACTGATGGCTTTACTTGCGCATTATCAATGGCACTCAGTGAATGCCATCTGTAATGCAATAAATCTCATTACTCTGTTAGAGATAGGGAAATCACGTGAAAATAAAAGAGATAATCCTCAAAAGCATCAAATGCCTTAGCAAGTTAATGACCCTCGAAAATGTCAGATCCTTTAGCAAGTTAACAACTCAATCATACGCTAGCATCGCAAGTTATTTTGTAGTCATAACTATCGTATTCTTGATGAATATTAGGCTGTCTTGTCTTTATCCTGCATCTAGTAATTGGATTGAAAATATTGCGATTTTCCTCGGTATTTCCTTAATGTTCTGCTGTGCGCTTGATATAGCAGTACGGTTAAACGACACTTTAAAGCCTAAAAACCGAGCTGCCTTTATCATTTTTTGGCTATTGGTTGGTTTTGGAATATGGATGTCGCAATTCACTTTAATTACAGCATTGGATCAATTGGTTTCAGGCAATATGACATGTGAAAAATTGTCAATTGAAGCTAAATATCTCAAATAAAGATGTTATAGGTGAGTACTTATCAAATACTCAAAAGCCGCATTTCAGCGGCTAATTAGTTATCTATGCTCAAAGACAAATCTTCGTGAATATAAATTTATTAATAATTTTACAAACTCATCTTTAGTTGTATTGCCAGCAAGATAGCCATTGAATCTATCGATAAGTTCATTAAATAACTCACTCTCTCCCTTTCCATCGAAAAGATGTTCCGTCGCTACCCAACACCCATTACAGTTCTCATAGGCTGCAACTAAATTTTTTAGGCCTCTCGCATATTCAATGAGATTATATTTCTCAGAACCCTCAGCATCACCCATAAGTATCAAACTGTTACCTGCCGCAGCCAACTGCATGTCAAATATATCAGGCATAAATATGAACGACTGCCTAAAGTTTAGAAGGGATTTTTTGAAACCCATTTTAGCTTTTACTTTTTCCTGCTCCCTCCATGTACTCAAAGCTTTTGCGGCATAAATAAGAGCTACACATGTCACAATAACTGATGCCCAAGTCCCTAACGCTGATATAGCTTCCCAATTCATAGCTTTCTCCCTCTAATGAGATAAGGAAGATTAGCATTATTGGTACTGATCAATGAGTTTCCTTCAAAATATTCTGTCGCCAGCCAATAACATCATCCAGCCGCCCCTTACAGATCCGCAGCTCACGTTTCAAAGCCAGCGCATACAACCCGCTATCGCCCCAAGTGGTACCGACGAACTCCGGCACTTCGCATTCAGTTAATGCGGATTCAGGCGGTAGCAATACAGGGCAACTAGCGGCTGGACGTGGCACCGACTTACTCGCGCATGATGTTAATGCTAGCGTCAGGCATGCGCTGAATAGCACACTTATCATCTGACGACGCCGCCAGAAACCGCTTAAGCCGATCTTCACTTTCATTGCGTAGTTTCCTTTCGTTCTCTAGCTGGCGGGCGGTGGCTGCTCGGTTGGCGGCTTCATTCACCTGGTATGCATCGATGATGTTTCCCAGTGCCGTGTTTGTGGCTTGCTCATCACTCAGCGCTTTTTCCGCTTTTTGGATATCATTTGAGAGACGGTTACTGTTAAAGAGCAGAACCGACACAATAACCACTAGTACAACAATGACTAATCCAATGGCCTTATTCATCCAGCCCCCAGCATGTCAGTTCGCTTTCTTGCGCACGGCGCTCTATCTGCCCGTAACAGTTATTTGAGCGAATATTGCAATCCTTGCCGCCGTCATATACCCAGCGTTTGATTTCAGCGCATGCACCTTTACGGTCGCCAGCGTTGAGTTTTTTATAGAACGAGGAGGTGAAACATTTACTCGGGCCGATGTTATAGGGACAAAACGAAGCGATACCGGCAATCTGTGGTTCAGTCAGCGGTACCCAGACATTTTTCTTTACCCAGCTTATGGCCTTGTCAGCCTCCAGCTGATTCACCGCAGCGCACTTGTCTGCTGATAACTTCATCCCTTTTACTACCGGTTTGCCATCGACTTGAGTCGCACCACGGCAAACAGTCCAAATCCCCTTTCCATCTGGATAAGCTACAAGCCGGTTGCCCTCTTTCTCATCCAAAAGCTGATCAAGAATTATGGTGGCTGGTGCTGTGACCATAATCAGAGCCAGGACAGCCGCGCTTAATTTGCTTTTGGTCGAGGCCATCACTCACCATCCGGTTTATAGCCGTGGCGACGATCCCAAATCTTGACGCCAGCGTTAAGCATGAATGTCAGGGCCATAAAAAATAACGAACCAAGCACACCAATTACCGTCCACTCATCAGGGGTGAAGCCAGCAATTAGCTCTTTAACCCAAAAAATGAAACTACCACCCGACACGGTATAGGAGACCGCTGTTGTTATATTGCTCATTTTCATAGTCTCCCCCTCCCAGATGGGTTGGGTGTGAAGCAAAAAGGAAATGCGCCACAATCACATGATAATCATACTTATTGCAGATTATTTGGACGCGAAAACGACAAAACCCCGCAAAAAGCGAGGTTTTCTTTGATTGTGCAAACTACGTAACTAAATAACTACTCTTGTAACAATACAATCTTTTTTGCGTACGCGTTAGCATTTATCGCCGATTTTGAGGAGCCTTAGTATTCTTAAATCTTATGTACAATGTTAACGCAGTTGGAGACTTGATAGCATCTTCTTTGGTTTGAAATATTTTATAGTATTTATTAAAAATAACTTTATCAGTTCCATAGTCCCAATTCCAAGTAAAGTTTGTTTTATTAGGACCGATAAATCGTTGAAGAACATGAGCAAAAACTTCATTATTGATGGACTTAACCAAGGAAAATAAAGAGTCAGCTATTTGTGATAAGTCAGATCTGTTCAAAATAACTGGCTTCTCTATAAGAGACTTATGCCCTTCTAGTCCCAAGGCGATTGCATTTTTTACTCCCAGTTTTCCAAAGCGATGAACACAGCAATGTCTCATCTGACAAATCGATTCATACCTATCTAAAAGAACCCCCAAACTTCCTGTTAATTTACTCATATCAAGAAATTTATTCAAACTAGTAGTAATTTTATCTTTCCCGGAAAAAACAGTTTCTTCAAGTAATGCTTCTGGTAGCAAAAACTTTGTATGATGCATTGCTGCCGTGTAGCTAACTTGCAAAGATTCACATTTTTTTTGTACAAATAAATCAATGTTAATTAAAGAACGAATCATAGACCTCATATAACTTTCAACAGCAGATACATAACCTAGTAAAAGAAGATTCGCAAGTTGATTGGAAATTTCATCCTCGTTTGTAACCCAAAGCATGTTCAAGCTAACAGCATTTGTCAAAAATTCATCAATGGGAGAATAATTATTTGTTGATGTAGTTGAAAAAAAATTCGAAGTATCAAAATTACCAGTAGGTAATCTAACAGTCACTATTGCAGAGAAATCTTCCGTAGCTGTTGTAATTGTCACCCTCCCCCCCTTACGATAAAAAATCGTCAATAAAGCTTTCTAAAACATCGACGATTCGAGTCGCTCTTTTATCGCCAATACCTTTTATCAATAATAAATCAGCAGCAGGATCCTGTTTTGCCAGGTAGTCTCTTATCGTTTTTAAAAATGGTAAGGACTCCCCAATTTTCTTTTTTTGCCATTTAGTCAAACCAGGAACGACATCTAATTTAGTATCCAAACATAAATTAAATGTTGATGCATCAACTAATTGGTTAGCACAATTGTGACAAAATTTCTGATTATCATGAATTCTTGGTGCAAAACACACATTACAAGAAGGTAAAGCAAAGCTTAATGATGCTATCCGCTCTTTATTAATTATCCTTGACAGACTACGTCTAAGAGGATGCTTTGTATTTTTCCAAGAAAAACCATCCAATACTTGTTTAACCGCGCCACCCTTTTCATGGGTAGAAAAAACACGCAGTGATATTAACATTGCCGAGTGCGGTATAAACCTTTGATAAATTCGTTGTGGAGTCCCATGTTTAACTTCTCCAGAGTCGTAAATAAGACCAGCCTCAACTAGGAGATTAAACATTCTTTCAATAATTGGAGATATACCATCCTTTTCGATCCCTACATAAATCTGCTTTTCTTTTTTTAAAGTTAATTTAACATTAGCATCTTTTAGCAGACTAGCGAATTTATCAAGAACATCCTCCCCAAAAGAAATAAGATCCCGGAACTTTGGAACCTTCATAGATAAAGAACGATACTCATTAATTCTTGCTGACAAATGCTCATTAACTATATTATTTATAGCTTGCTGACTATTTTTATATCCTCCTCTCGTATATTCATCGAGCATAGTCAAATAGGCGCGCGGAATGCCAAAGGCAGCGAGTTTGAACATTTTCTTTACATCATCAGGTATTTCAATAAGAGTAGGAACTCGCTTTACAGCTATGGAATCCATAACGGAATTATACTCATAATCATCAATAGATATCCAAACCGGAACTGATATAGAATCTTGGCCCTCATGAAACTTAGGACTTTTCTCTGTCGTTCCCGGATAGACAGAGGCCTTTGGAACTATTGTTGTAGACTTTAAAGATCGAACGATATCCAAAAACTCGAGTAAATATTCAGGAGTAAGGGTTAATGCAGCATCATCCATTAGAATAATGGCGAAATTCCTTTGTGCTTGAAATCGAATTTCATCTATAATTTGCTGTACTTTTTCGATGGTGATTTTTTCTACCACATCTGCTTCATCATCATCTAATGGCTGTGAACGCTCGACTCGTGAAACAAATTTACTCAACTCTTCAATTTTAAAATCATGTCTATTTATTACATATTCAGGGGTAATATTATTACCATCCCATTCATTACGTTTATCAACAATTGATAATAATATCCGAGCTAGTACCCAAGAATGGAATTGATGTATTGCTCCTCCGCGACTCGTTAATAATGGTTCTAATCGAAAATAGCGATTGAATGAAACGTATATCGCAAACGGTTTGTTTGGTTGCTCTTTACATTTTACCCACGCATATCGCATCATATGTGTTTTGCCACATCCACGCGGGCCAACGATTGTTCTTAATCCTTTATTAGTCAATTCTGCGTATACTTTCTTAAAAATCTCACCCTCCTCAGAAGTTTCATCTAATAACTCGTCTAAGGGGATATAATCTGCACGTTGCTGTAAAGTATAACTCAATTGTTCTTCTTCTAAATTGTCCATATATATCTCTCAAGCTCAAAAGGTTAAATTGAGGATGGCTTTCTGTGTCAAAAACTTTGCGCCTACACCATGAGAAAGCGCATTCAAATAATCTTTACCTTCAGAACTAATTAGGTATAAGAACAATTTATTTCTATGTTCAATTGAAACTCTGATTAAAATTATACAGTCACTAATAACTACATTACCATTCTCAACCATACAAATCTTGTCGGTTAAATTACGCCCTACTCTAGATATTAAAATATCTCCATGGCAGGCCACAACCTCATTATTAACTAGCTTTTCATTATTAATGAAAAAGTTAAATGGAATTTTATATTGCCCCGAACACATATCACTAGTATGAAAAACCGGATAATTTCTGGACTGTCTTTCTGATGAGGAAATGTTACCTCTAACTAATTTAATTAAAATATCACTAACTTTTATTCCATTGCTCTTATTAAAGTCTCTTGAGTGATAAGTATAATCTAAACGCTCGACTGCGCTTGAAGTTGATACTTGCATTGGACGACAAAAATTATTATTTTCATCAACGCGTTGTAATGTAATATTTTTACTTGGTAACCCATTTTTTCTGAGTACTAGAATATGAGTTTTTGCATCTGTACGGCGAAATACTCTTCTTGGAAGTTCAATAACAGATTCAACAGAATGGCACTCAAGCAATTTTCTTCTGAGATCCAAATGCTTATCACCAGAAATAATACCATCTGGCAAGATCAATCCTAATAAACCACCGCTCTTAAGCAATCGTAAATTTTGAGCGATGAAAAGAAGCTCTGCTGAAATATCTCTTTTACTATAGAGGACATCATCAAGACCTGCCTCTTCTAAAATATATTTAAAATCGCTATGCCATTTCGGTCTAATATAAGGAGGGTTACATATCGCAGCATCTGCACTAGCTAAAGATAAGTTTATTTTATTTGGTAGATCATGACTTAATGCATCTGTTGTTGTGTGAGTGAATCGGCCTTGCGTAACAGACTCAAGTGATTTTGATCGCGCATTCAAATCAATGTCTACCGTCAAAAAAAGAGCATCAGACCATTGCTTTGATGCCGCAGCAGTCAGAGCACCATCCCCAGCCCCAAGGTCCAATACTAAAGACGGAGAAACGTTCTGCATGGAGTCAATCAGAAGTTGGCCAACTCTTTCACTGGTGAAGTATCGACCTAAATAGCTGCGCCTAATACCGCTACACTTTTGCCAGTCCATGTTTTCCTC